GATCAAAAAGGCACCATACACCATCATACACCTTCTCGAATCATACACCACCCTCCGCAATCCAGGCTTATTGGTGTATAGATAAAACCCATATAAATATATATAGAGCTCAATTAACGAGGTAATAAAAATGGCACTATCATACGCAAAAAATAAGGCACATATATACAAGTATCGAGCGACACATTTAGACAAAGTTAGGGAAATCGATCGAGCCTGGAAGAAACGGCGATATGACTGGCGCAAAATCCAACTTATATTCTTTCAAATACTTTTAGACTGACCGAAATTTATCTATATATATCTCGGTTTAAAGATATTGTCTATATAGTACTTATAATATAATAAAATGCAACAGTCACCAATCACTGAATTCCTCACAAACAATGGCGTACAATGGTTCCCGATCATCCTCGAGCAGACGGTTACCGACACCATGCAATATGGTGAGCCCAAAGTTAGCAAAGATCTTGCTCCAGTCGACCACCAGCTTTATCATCATACGAAGACAAAGGACGACAGTACATACGTCTCAAAGCTGCCAGAGATGACCGATTTCGATAATTGTACACCGCAGGACATAATAAAGCGCCAGAATCTTCTTCTAACGCCAGCCTGGAAGAAGCGATTCAACTACATTGCGATGCGCACCGACACGCTTATGCATATCGATCTCGACTGCCCAGAGTACAGCCAGGTTTACAAGGATCTTTTAGAGACAAAGCCTTACTTTAAGTCTGCTACGAAAAGCTACGGAAAACATATTCTTATAACATCTGACAGCGTCTCGCCAGCGAAGCGCACCGATCTTATCAATGACGCGATAAAGGGCAAACCAGACATTGAACTCCTGGCAGGCCAATGGTCTTACTGCAAGATAGATGCGACAGTTTATAATTCAGACTGCACCGACTTGAATTTTGATTTTGCGCCATATTTGGCCAAGAAGGCTGCGGCAAAGCCAACTATGCCAGTAATAAATACAGTCGCCTCAAATGACGACATGAACAGGGAACTTTTAGAGCTTATTCGTATTCAGCCCAAGGACCGCAAAGCATGGCAATCGATCTGCGACGCAATGAAGTCCAACGGATTTTCCGAAATGGAGTGGCTCTCGTTTTGCATCAGCAACGGTCTCAATATGGACAAGGAGAAAATCGAACTGTACAGCAAAGCCCGAGGCGACAAAGAAATCTATCTTATTTATAAATATGCAAAGGAGACCAATGCAGACGAATATAAACGGATTTTGCAGAAATATAATTACAATACCAAGGGACCGCAGTACCAGACCTATTTAGATGCGAGCGAAATAAAGACGGGTGTTCTTTCTGTCGAGGAGTTGATGATGACCACCAAATACCAACGAATGAAGGCGACCTTCGAGGAATCACATTTTAAGCTTGAGTGTCCGATCAGATATATCAAAATCGACGATAGAAAGGAGATCCACTTTTACAGCGAGTCAGACATGGGCGAGTACCTCACTGGCAAGAAGGGTTATGACATGCTCGACGGCGGCAAACTCCCATTTTGGGCAGTCTGGAGACAGGACACCGACAAACGGGTTTATTCTGACATCGTCTTTCAGACCAACCCCGCTAAGCTTGGCCCAACATCTTACAACTCGTTTACAGGGTTCGAGAATAATGGCGGTGATGTGCCAAAGTTAGTCGAGTCTGAGAGCAAATTTTTGGAGGTGCTGAGACGCATAACAGTCAAGCCCGAAATTTATGACTACATTGTTAGCTGGTTTGCTCATATAATTCAGACGCCATTTGTCAAGACAAATACTGCAATCATCTTATATAGCGCTACGAAGGGTGTCGGTAAAAATGCAATTATTGACGGCTTTACACATATTATTGGAGAAAAATATGTTGGAGTGCTTGAGGACATTGACGACCTCACCAAAAATTTCAATTCTCACCTAAGTAACAAGCTGATTGTTTACGGTGACGAGATCAGCTTCAACGCTAAAAAATTATCGGATCGACTGAAAGCAGTCATCACCAGACCTTATTTAAATCTCGAAAAGAAGGGCGTCGATGCAATCAAGGTAGAGGACAAGACCAATTACATTTTTACGACCAATAACGAGCACTGCTTCAAATCAGAAACAGGCGACAGACGTCTTTACATGGCAAACTGCATAGAGGAGAAGCTTCCAAAGAAGCTATCGAAAGAATTATATGCGGAAATCTCTGACCCAATCAAATTAAAACAATTATTTCAATTTTTCAACTCATACCAGCAGGAAGAAACCTCGTACGAGATCGGAATAACAGCTCCACCCCAAACAGAGTACAAATTATCTCTGCAGTATGAGGACACCCCAGCTTATATTCAAATGCTATACAAATGCGTGGGAATTTTATGCAACAGCAAAATTGGTTCTACTGAGCTGCATCAGATGGCAGTAGATTATGCTAAGAAAAATCATCAATCTGCAAACTTTACAATGAAACGGTTTGGATTGGTAATGAATAAATATCTCGGAGATATCAAACGGCGCACCAAAACTGGTTATGCATTTGTTTTTGGGACGATAAGTGACATTCGTCGGACGCTGTTCAAAGCAGACCCCGATTATTACAGATACGTTTACAGCTTGGAGCAGGACGAGACTCCCACATTTGAGGAGGGCGATGAACCAATTTTTAATACCTAACTATAATAAATGCCAATCGTGGACGACCCGACCCTTTATGATTTAGTTAAAAAATACGCAGATACAATTTACACGAAACCGTCCGCATACAGGAGCGGCTTTATAGTCAAGACTTACAAGCAATACGGCGGGACTTATTCAGATGACGGCAAGCCAAAGAATCTGAAGCGATGGTATAAGGAACGGTGGGCCGACGTAGGTGGCTTGGAATATCCAGTTTACAGACCGACTAAGCGAGTCAGCAAAAAGACACCGCTAACAGCGTCAGAAATAGACCCCGCCGATCTAAAAAAACAGATATTACTCAAGCAAATAATCAAGGGACAATTTAACTTACCAAAGTTTAATACTTAAAGACATCCCTCCAGTAAGTAGTATAATCAGTAAAGAGAAATGCAATTTCAACTTCCACCAATTCAAATCTGCAACGGATCCCTTCCTAAGATGCTCTGCGAGTGCGGCCGAACCGTAACCCGCAAGAACATTTCGACACATCGCAAGACGGCCATTCATAAAACCTGCATGGAGGCATACATATCGGGACCAGGTGACCGCAAGTGGGATACCGTTCCAGAGGTGCCCGTCACTGCTCTTGAAGTGGCTCAAATATTGAACAAATCTAAAATTAGATTTCTCCCGCAACCGATCCAAGACGCAATTTATGAGTATGCCGCAGACAGGACGGCAAAAGACCAGTTTATTAAATGCGTTCCAGCTCTGTCAGCGTACAGCATGCAGCCGACTCATATAAAAGAGGTAAAATTTAGATTTCATAAGACACATTTTCAGGTGATGCTTCCCAACGGATTTCAGTATTTGATTACTCCAATAAGCAGTGTAAAGGGACTGTCGGACTACATCTACAGACATGCTCGGCGCTGGTGGGCAAACGAGACAGAATACGACATAAACGACAAGATTGGCTCTCTCCACCGAATCCTCCGCAGCACTTATGGACTCCCGAACATCGACACCCTGCACATTATAACGGGTCAAACGTTTCATTTGCTAAACTATATGGGACAGCTGGATGAAGATGAGTTTATTGAACGCGAGATTGTCCCTATTCACCTGCGATATTTGGTCAGCAGCTATTATTAGATTTTTTTAGATTCCTCGCTCTCGATCGTATTGTTGCCCAATGATTTTGACCGCTGCGCATCCAACTCGTCTATTCGTTCCTCGAGCTCCACGTCGCGGATTATTTCAATACCCCAAATCTTACATGATCGACATTTAGATTTATATAGCATGCGAGCCACTGCTAAAGTGCAGCTAATTAACGAAGTAATCAAAAATGTGTAAAATATTTCAGACATCATCTTTATTTATGACCAACATATTATTTATGCATATTTGGAGACGGAAGTATAATTGGACGCAACTCCATTTGTCAGCAAAGTTCGTATTGTCATGATTGCAATGTCACCATTATTCATAACAATCGCAGCAGCATAATCAGTTTTATTTAGACCAGTCAATACGTTACTTATAGTGAAAACTGAGCCGCTGACATTATAAATAGAGCATGTATAAACCCCATTGGTTCGGCGGTTAGAGCATGTCAGCCCTGTAATATTTGAAGTCATTGAGACTTGAAATTGTCTGCTGCTGCTCTCGTTACAGCCTAAAGTTAGGATACCAGCCGAAAGAGTACCATTAATTGTAGAGCCGCTCAATTGAAGACCAGCAACGGATAAAAGATTGGTGGACGGATTGTAAGTTAGGGTTGCTGAATCAAACGCTGGGTCATAAAATCCACTTACGCCGCCTGACTGAACAAAGGTCAAATAATATGTTAATGCCGTAGTTGGCTGGTCAGTATGGTAAACTTTGCCTTCATATCCAACGGTTGAAGTTATTCGTGCATTTGAAGTCACGCTGTAACCTGATCCACCAGTATTTAATGCGATGTCACCCTCAGGGGCTGATAAAGTAATGCCAGAAAAACCTGCATCTCCGTTTCCAGCCGTTAACAGTAAGCCCCCTCCTGCAGACGATAAACTCAAGTCACCAGTTGTTGGATTTAAAGATATCGAACTGCCAAAAGTCCCAGACGTATTTAAACTAAGAGTGCTCGAAGATGATAATGATGAGGCTGTCAGGTTTGATGTTGTAGCCCCATTAGTTAAACTAATAGTCTGGCCGCTGTTTCCAACCGATCCAGCCGTCAAAACTTGGGCTAAAGTAGACGTAGGTGGAAATGGCGGCAAATTGTTGAGCAAGAACTCCAGATATGTCAGCCGCTGATTAAGATTATATTGGGAACCGAAACTCATCTTTATATTATCAAATATATTTATTTTGATCGGTTTTTCCTGTACTGCGCCTTTCTCTCATTAAACTCCTCTGTTAAAGCTTCCCTCTCAGCACCCAATTTATGGTAAGCATCCGCAGCAGATTTGCTTAAAATGCCTTCCTTCTCGTAAGTATACCTATCATTTAATGTAGGCCTCATGCGCTTATAAAAATATTCATCTGGACTTTTTACAAAGTCCTTTAAAAACCCGAGCCGTTCTGCAGTCAGTGCAGGGTCAGCCTTACCTCGTTTAAGCATTAACGGCTTCTCTTTTTTGACGATACCCGCCATTTTATAAGTAATATCCCGCATCTTTTCCTCGATCCGACCAAGTGTCAATTTCTTACCAGATTTGGTCTTCAGCTCGTCCAGAACATTCTCATAAGCCGACGTCTCTGCATAGGTCGGTCCAATTATTTTGGCCTCAACCACTTTACGGATTTCTTCAACCGCAGCAGGCTTATCGTCTGCCTCCATAATTGCGGCCCTCACCTCTGGCATCATTAACACCTCCTCCATCTCCACGTCGACCAGTTTATGTTGAAGTTCAATGTACTTCGCGTACTGCTTCTCAAGCTCCAACTTACTTGTCCGTATGAAATCAGCCAGAGCCAACCTCTCAACCTTATTTTTAGAGATAGTAATTTGGTCAATATCTTTAGCTACAATTTTAATAGCTGGCTCCTTATGACGTTTTGATATGGCCCCCGATTTAGTCAGAGTGGGGACAAGCTTGTAACCCTTTTTGGTCGGTTCTGCTAAATATTCGGGCACCTCAATTTCCTGCTCGCCGAATATTGGCATATATGCGTGCTCATTTCCGTCGAATCTGATGCCTCCTTTTTTAACCATATTTATAATAGGCCAATAAAATAATTTATTGAATATTTAGGAAAAATAAAATCTATAGTAAAAATATAATGTCAGATATTCTCGAAAAATTGAAATCCAAGGGAATCAGCGAGAGCAGTCTCAAGCTTTACACGAACAACCTCAAACGCTTAAATGGTGGCAATGATATCAAAACGCTGGCCTTTTTGAAGGACGTCGATTCAGTCGTTTCAAAGTTGGAGCACTATAAGCCCAACACTCGTCGCTCGTACTTGATCAGCGTGGTCAGTCTACTTAAGGAAGAGCCCAAAATGAAGAAGCTTTATGACCGATACTATGAACTCATGATGCATTACAATAAGGAGCTTGCAGTGAACAACACCAAATCGGAGACGCAAGAAGCCAATTGGATCAACCAGGATGAAGTCTTAAAAGTTTATGAAGATTTGGCCGCCATCGCCGTACCCCTACTCGAGAAAAAGAAGGTTACCGAGAAGGAATATGGCAGCCTCCTTGATTGGGTAGTTCTATCATTATACTGCCTACAGCCACCGAGACGAAATGCAGACTACCAATTATGCGTAGCCGTTAAAAAATATGACAGCGAACATGCAGACAAAAAGTTTAATTATCTTGACACCACCAACTGGAAATTGTTTTTTAATAATTACAAGACGGCTGGGACTTATAAGACGCAGATTGTCGACGTTAATGATGCTCTTAAATCAGTCTTGCAGGCTTATTTAACTAAGGTCTCCCCGCTACGGGCAGAATTCAAAAAGAAACCTTATAGCGTACCGCTACTCGTTGATTATGCGGGCAAGCCATTCGAGTCCAATAATGCTATCACTCGCATCTTAAATCGGATTTTTGGCAAGCGTATTGGTGTCAGTATGCTGCGAAACATTTACCTTACACATAAATATGGTGACCAAGTCGAGCAGCTGAATGACGATGCGGCTGCCATGGGGACTTCGAGCAATGTCATTAAAGACCAGTACGTAAAATTGAGTTAATTTATCCAGTCGCAAACGATAATGTCAGGCGGCTTACCAGTATCCTCCGAAATTTGTTCGATTTTGTCAATAAAATCCTCAAGGGTGTAGCCTAACTGATTCATAGCTATGAAGGCAATTGTCCAGCGGCCGCATGTATCGACTGAATCATCAAGAGACTGGAATTTCTTTTTATTATAAATGATTTGCTCCCCTGGGTCAGCAGTCTTAAAGAGTCTGGTTAACTGATGCTCAGTCTCGCCAAGCATTCGCCTCACTTCGGTCGGAATAAATCTCAGTTCCCCGTCTGGTTTGACCCCGTAACTATCGAACCACGTTATGGTCTTACCGTCTCTGACGATGCAGCACCAGTGCCCGCAATTACGTTTGCTCTCAGTTAAAATGATTCGATAGTCTCTATTCTCGGGCAATAAATCTGCTAAATTATTATAGTTGGCCAACTCGGAATATTTCAAGATTTTAGCCTTTGAGCCGCCAATATAATGCTCCATATCGTCATCGCTGAGCATCGTTGATAACAGCCGCTTATACTTGGCAATCAGATTTCGTTTAGCACCATTAGACATTTATTTGATTTAACATAAACCAACATTAAATTTTATTAGATTTAAAAATGTCACTTAAAGATATTAATGTCTCAACCTACATAAATGGTTTATAAAGAGGAGTGGTATAAGTTTGGCAAGATTCAAGAATCGAAAATATTACTATTTTTGCGAGAGCATTTTGGCCGCGACATTAAAGCGCGAGAGGACCGATATTCAAACCATGATTTTTACGACGACCAGTTCAATTATGAGTTGAAGTCGCGATACATCAAGAGTACGACTTACCGTGACACATTAATTGCCGCAAATAAGATTCAAGGCGAAAAGGAACTTATACTGGTATTTAACTTTAGGGATTGCTTAGCGTATACTCAATATGATAAGGAACGATTCGACACATATTCCCAGCAGTACATTACGGGCGACGACAAGCTCCACTATATGGTTCCTGTCGAACATTTAGAAATAATTAAAAATTGGGAATAAAAAAAATAATATATTGGTAGTATATAAAAATGTCTCTCGCTTCCTCGTCAATTTCATCTCAAAATACAAATGCTGTCCCATGGAGTATAGGTAATGTTCCTGTTGGCAAAGCAGTCGAATTTGTTAACTCTACTGCCACAAATATTTTAAGCACTACAACAATCAGCAATACCATAGCTTTAAGCCAGGGAGTCTGGTCCATTACCCCATTTTATTCTGTTTTAATTAATGATGCTACTACAGCAATTGAACAAGCTGTCGTTACTATTACGTACGTTGGATCAGCGAGACCATATTCGCAAACATTTTTTTATGATAATGTTGTTCCTGGAACTGCAACTGTATTTCCAGTTGACACAAGTGCTATTTTAGCCATTCCCGTTGGTGGGTCACCTGTAACGGTAACAATCACTATAGTATATGCTGCTCAAACTGTTGTCCCCACATTAACTCGGTTTATTCAATTTGTCAGAGTAGCCTAAAAATATTATCTCACCAATAATAAATGTCTTATTCGTCAGCGTATTCGATTGATTACCAGACAACTCCGTCATATACAAATAGTTTTCTTCTACCAAGATTAACAGACTCATCTACAAGCGTAAATCTTTCATCTAACAGTGGTGCATTGACGAGTGGAGACGATTTTTTAGCCAATTCGGTTCAACTTAATACTGGGATATACCTGTTAAGATTTGTAGGAGCAATAACTGCATCAGCCAATACTGTATTAATTAGCAGTGCTACTGCAACTATAACACCTGCATCAGGTCTTGTTGTCGTTTCTACAATGTCTATAATTACACCACCAGACGGAGGATTTATTGCCTCTGCTGGAACACCATATTATTTTACTTTAACCGATAACGTGTCTTATGTTGTAGGCGACCAAAATGACCCAACTACTTTTACGTTAAACGTTACATGGTCTGGTGCTGGAACAGTTACATGCACTGATATGGACTGTTCTTATACAAAAATTACATAAAAATATTATCCCACTAATAATAAAATGTCTTATTCTTCAGCATATTCGATTGATTACCAAACTGGTGCCGAATATTCAAATGGCTTTTTGCTTCCAGATTTAACTAACTCATCTACATCAGCAATACTGACTCCGACTTCTGGAAATTTAACAAGTGGTGTAAATTTTGTATGCGCATCAGTTCAACTCAATTCTGGAATTTATGCTTTAAGATTTACAGGGACACTGACTGCAAGTGATAATAATGTAGTAATATCACAAGCCAATGCAGTCATCTTTCCTGCCAATGGTCTGGGAGTTGTTAATTGTACTCAATCGATAATAACCCCACCCGATGGAGGATTTACATGCGCTGCAGGTGCCGATTACAATTTTGCAGTGACTGAAGTTGTCCGAATTATTGGTGGAAACGATAACGACCCGACTCAATTTCGTGTTAATGTTGCTTGGACCATTACAGCAGGGGCACCGACCGTTTCAATTGGGAACTTAAGTATATCATATGTCAAAATTACATAAAAATATTATCTCGTGAATAAATAAATGTCATTCTCCTCAGCATCATTAGCGAATCCAATTGGTCCACCTATCCCGGGAACCCCCGTTTTGGGTCTTGTTAACCAATTTGCATCTCCAACTATAACTTTAACATCAAGTGGTGCTATAGTACCAGCCCAACAATACCAATTTAACATAGGAAGCGGCATGTGGCTTATTGAACTTAACATTACAATTATTACAAATGCCACTGTCGATTTTACAGGCTACCCATTTTATATAAGACTGGCTGATTCACTTGGTATAGATGTTTATCAGCAAACTGCAAATTTAGGCGGTACTTTTACAGGAAGCCCAACATTAACTCAGAATCTAATGACATTTGACGTAGCATATCCGACAGAACCTGTTTTTGGTCCTTCAAATCAACCGTATACGGTTAGTGTATATGGCCAGTATGCTGGTGCTAACCCAAATGTTCACATTAAGGTATTTTGTTATAAACTATGTTAAATTATTATCTTCCGTTAAAATAAACATGGCTCAAAGTATTCTCACGTATCAATATGGACCACTTCCTACGATAATTACATCAGGCACCAACATAAATTTATTATCAGGGGCACCTTTAACATTGTCTGCAGGATTATGGTCAATAACAATTTCCGGTGAAATTTCAAATGTTACGGCTGGTGATTTAGAAGCGACTGACGTGGCTCTTTACATATCTCAGACAAATAACATTGGGCCATTAATATATGTCTTAAATGACCAAATTGTACCGCTCGGAAATATTATACCAGCAGATACGTCTGCATATTATGCAAGAACATTTTTTTATCCTGTTAACGCAGATAACACCAACATGTTAATTGAATTACAGCCTATTGTTGCTGGGGTTGCTGGTAACTTCACTCAAGATTTTACTTATTTTGCTATAAAAATGCGACAGTAATCTGAAAGAAATCTAACTCCGACCTAAATAGCCATAAAAGCCCATAAAATAGCCCTAAATTGGCCCAAAATAGCCTAAAATTTAGCATCTCCTTGTTGTTATCTATACTGATATAGGCTGATATCTGTAATAATTTTATAATATTT